GATATGATTCCCGTCCGCGTAGGCTATCTCTGCACCTGCACCATCGTAATAACTCAACCGTACATAAATCGCGCCACTTGTTACATCCGCAAGCGCAATCCACACCTCTGCGTAGTATGTCTGGCCCACAGCCACGGGAACTAGATTGGCATTTCTAATTTCATATGCCGAGGCTGGGTATGGGTTTACTTCAAGGGCCGTTCCGCCGGTTTTTCCGTATCCTGATAGCACCCCGCCTAGTGGGCCAAGATCATACGTCCAGCACGAACTGAGCCCGTCTGCCCATGTTGGGTTCTTGCATAAATTTGTTGTATCGACTACGGTGAGCGCTGATGCAATTACAGCTCCCGCCTCGATATTCGTGGCCGTCACTGCTGACGCCGCTAGAGCCGTAGTGGTCACTGAGCCAGCCGCCAATGCAGTGGTTGTAACTGATCCCGCCGCCAATGCAGTGGCCGTGACTGCGTCCGCAGCAATGCTGTTGGCTGTGACTGCATCCGCCGCCAACGCTTTGGCCGTTACTGCTCCGGCGTCGATATAGTCCGCTTGCACATATGGCACAGCAAACACACCGAGAATCGTGATCGCTGAATCGAAGACCGAGTACACGGCAAGGCTTGCGTAGTTCACGCCACTCGCCGGAGTCCAGTCGTAAGAATAATATGTTGCCGATGATGCAACCGAGCCGAACGCCATTAGGTCAGTGTAGCCGGACGCGGACCCTGAGATGAGGTCAGATAGATTGGCATATTGCGTCGGCCCATAAAAAACGCGGTGGTAAACGCCACTGTTTCCAGAAGCACCATAGCACCAGAAAATCAGTTTGTACTTGCGTCCTGGAGTGACCTGAAACGAGTGGGTGACTACCCCGCCTCCCGTGGGAGCTACTAGGCCCGAGCTGCTGAGCGTTCTGCTGATCGCACCGCCGTCGTTGGTGACCCACCCCGTTAAATCTCCCGTTGTAAATCCACCATTCGGGATGATCGAATCAGACGCCGCCGAGGCTGCCGCTGTAGCAATGGCGGAGGCTTGGGCCGTGCTGGCCGCTGTATTGGCCGCGGCAATCGCATTGGCCTGTGCCGTGGTCGCATCGGTCTGCGCTTGCGCGATGGCGGCATTCATTTTCGTCGCGGCATCGGTCGCGGCCGAAGCTACCGCAGCAGACTGCGCCGCCGCGGCATTGGCTGCCGAGATGGCTGATTGCAACGCCGTCCGCGTGGTGGCCACCGTCGCCCAGTCCTGCGCAAGCAACGTCTTGATGCCGACCACCGGGCCGAAGATCGTGCCATCCGGCCAGGTGGTGGCCCAAGTCGCCGGCGCGCCCGCGTTGACCAGCGTCGTGTTGATGGCGGCGACGGCCGCATCGTAAGCCGTAGTGCTGCATGACAGGCTGGCCGCCGTGGTGTCAAGGCTGGTCTTTGTCGCCAACTCGGCGGTATAGTCCGCCATCAGGCTGAGCTTGTCGGCATTCGAGAGGTAATCCGTGCTCGATGTGGCCGTCGAGTCAATTGTGGTGGTGGTTGCTCCCACCGTGATAGAGCTTCCGGTTTCAGTCCATGCCGAGTTACTCATAATTTGCCCTTACTGCCGCGTTTACGGTGATGTTGCTCCCCGGCGTGATCGCAGCCGTGTAGCTTCGCGCTGAAGCATCTACCGTGACAATGTCGAAAAGATAGTTGGTGGTGTTCGTCGGGTCGTCGCCGGTGAATGCCACCACCTGGAAGCCGGTCGGGGTGCGGAAGCTGCTGCTCCACGTCCAAGTAATCGTCAGATACACTTTCGTGCTTACCGTGATGGTGCCGCTGGTTGTGGTGTTGACGCTACTTCCAGAGGTAGAACTGCTCGACGAGGTTGTGCTTTGCGTGATTGTCGCAACAGGCGGCGCGGGAGACATGCTCAGCGAGGCGTAATCCGTGCTTTCGAGGCTGCCTGACGTGGTTGGCCCAACGGCCACAATCATGTATGTGCCGGTGCGGATTGTCGTCTCAGTGAAGGTGGTGCCGGTTAGCGTGTCGCTGAGCACCGTGGCCGTGTCCCAAGCCAACGTTGTGAGCTCGCTATAGCGCAGCTCATAGTGATCCGCACTCGTGACTGCATCCCACGTCAGCGTGGCGCCGCTCGAGGTCTGTGTGCCCGTAAAGCTCGTTACATCGTCAGGCGCATTCGTCGAGGCCGTCACTGTGATGGTGGCGGTCACGGCGGTTCCGAGCGTGTTTCCATCCCAGTCAAAGCCGGTGGCGCGCACGGTATACTCGATTCCGACCGTGCCGGTAAGCGTGCAGCTTTGGCCGGTAGTCTTGCCGACCGTCGTCCAGCTTCCGCCGTTGGCCTGCATTTCAATCAGCGCGCCCACGGCGGTGTTGCCGTTCTTCCAGCCGACAGCGATCACCGACGTGGTGGTGGATCCGGTTGCCGTGCTGTTGCCGTACTGCTCGCTCAACGTTAGCTCGGTGATGTAAGGCGAAGAGTCTGGCACGCCAACCACCTCGCCGTAGTTCGGCGTCACGTCTTCGTAGGCGGTGGCCGAGTACTCAAGACCGCTGATGGTGTAATTGAAATCGCCACTCCGCTTCATGATGGTGACGCGGAAAAGCTTCGCCGGTTGCGCTCCGGCCGATTGGCCGTAGGCCCAGGCACAATCTTCCGTGGGCACCGCGGCAAAGTCTCCAGCCACGCCAAGCACCGCGCCAGTGTCGTTGGCGGTGTAGCTCACCACATCCAGCGACTCGATGATGTTCACGTCGTAGAGAGATAGCACTGTACCGGCAACGAAGGACGGCGCGGTGGACAGCACAAGTGTGCTGCCGCCGTAGCCTTCCACCACGTACTCAGTGCCGTCTGCGCTGACCGCTTTCAGAATGCGGCCCGAGGGCAGCGCGGCGGTCATGGAGACCGTTTTCGTGGAGCTGGCAATCGTTTGCACCGTGGCCGTGCCGCGCAGAACCAAGGGGTGCTGCACGCTGACCGCGTATCCATCGCTGGCGGCAAAGGTAAGGTCGTTGCGATCGATGTTGAGCGTGGTGATTGTGGACCCAGACTGGATGCGGCCGCCGCTAGCCCACTGTGTAGTGTCATTCTGCACGGCAATCACGGAACCTGGCCTGCAGCAGCACGATTCAATGGCCGCCTCAAACTGGATGGTGCGCAGGCTGAGCTTGGTGCTCAGCAACTGGTAATAGACCCACCGCCACGCCTGGTCGCGGCTTGTGCAACCGATCAGCTTGGTGCGCGTCGGCTTCGGATTGATGCCCGAGTTCAGATCCTCGGATGTCATTACGCTGATCGGAAGATCCATGCGGTAGTTGCGCGCCGCATCGGCAAAGTCGCACTCGATCAGCGTCGCCCGGTCGTCAAGTGAAAGCCATGACTCGCGGAAGCTGTCACGCTTGGTGTTGCCCACGGTAAACAACTGCACAGGATCTGCCGGGCCGTCAATCACCACGGTGTAGCGCGTGCCGATGGGCACCACAGCGGCGCGGCTCATGCGGCCAATGGTCTGCAGCGTCTTCCATGCGTCGGAGCTCTGGTCAAAGACGCCGTCGAAAATGAAGCGGCGCACCGTGGTTCCGTCCTGGTTGGTGACGGTCTCATCGCAAAAATCAGCCCAGGCCTTGAAGGCTGGAATGTCGATGTTCGTCGCGGCAATGCTCATGCCGTAGAGCGTGTTGGTCAGCACGTCATAGGCCACAATGGCGGGGTTGTCAGTCTCGTAGCTTGCGAGTTGCGTCGGCAGTGTAGTGTCTTCGCCGAGCAGATGCGTGATGGTGGCCATGATCTGCAAATCGCTGCCGCTCATCTGCGATGTCGCCAGCGCTTGCACGCCGATCAGGATCATGTTGGGATAGGCGAGGTCGGAAAACTCGACCTCGTTGATGTTCCAGAGCCAGATGTCGCACACGTGCTTGGCGTCGGTGGGATCTGCATAGACCGTGTCACCCGCACTGCCCTGGTCCCAGGCGTAGCCGATTTTGGTGACCTTCACATCCCACTGGGCTTTGCTGAGGCCGTAGATTGTAACCGTGTCAAAAAATGCCGACAGCGAAAAGCTGTTGATGACGCGATAGCCCTGCTGCCACGCTGTGACCTCGACCTGCTCTTGCGCCGAATCGCAAAGCTGCCAACTGCCTTGGAAGGTAGACGAGGTTGTCGAGGTAGAGCCATCAATGGCCACCGTCTTCACGTCCATCGTCGACGACCATGCATCTCCGGCTGTGTGGCTGTCATTGTTGTAGGCGTAAACAAGGCCGCTGCCCGCAAAGCGATCCGTGGGCACTACAACCCACGTTGGCCACGTCTCTGAGCCGTCGCTGTGCGTGGTGGCAATGCTTTTAGTTGTGTAGGGAAACAGCGGCTCGGTCCAAGTGCTCGATCCGTGCTCTGCGATCTGAATGGTGTAAATGCACTTGAGTGGCACATAGTTTCCGTCGTTGGTGATGCGGTAAAGGCCATCAGGGAACTTGATGGTGATCTGCAGGCCTTGAATCTCGGTGCCCGTGCCGACAACGGTAACGGCACCATTCGAGACCTTGAGCTCCGTTTCCTGCGGATAGCCATTCACCGTGCGATTAAAGCCGTCAATTGGCGTCTGGTCGTTGGTGCCATAGCGCACCTGATAGGTGGTGTTCTGGTAATCGGAAATCGACTTGCTGTTGAGCTTGATGTCGGTGATGCTGGTCGCTTTGCCAAACCCGTAGCAAGCTAGGGCGTAGATGTACGCCTTCGAGCCGTCGAAATCGACAAAACTGGAAATAATGTTTCCACACCACCCCATGGCGCCGTAGGCCTTCGGCACGGGCGTTCCAGGCTGCGCCAAGCCCTTCGGACCGGTCGGGTCATAGGTCAAGCTCCACGCCGGCGCGGATGGCTGCCCAGCGGATAGCGCCCAGGAAATCAGCATATTACCAGCCATGCCAATCGCAGAGCCGAGTATCGACGCTGCCGTATACGACATGCCTAGAAACGAGATGCCAACATATAGGCCGATGCCCCATGACACGAGACCCACCGTCAGCGCCATCATCATCATGCCGATTGACTTCAGGCCGCCATGGCCTGCGCACGGAAACAGCACGACCTCATCACCTGGATGCACGACAGTGCGCCACACATCCTCGGCAGCGATGCGCTCGCCGTTGATGCTGGCATCAAACCGCTCCACATCGCGGTCCGCGCGCGCCACAACCGCTCCAAGGCTTTCATTGTCGAGGGCAGAGACTTCGCGGGTTTCGCATTCGCCGGGCCGAAAAGGGTTGAGGATTTCTATGATGCGAATGCTGCGCAGCGCAAGCTCGTCGCGCTCGTAGACGTTGCGCGACTCGGGCACCGAGATAATTGAGACGCTCTCAAGAGCGAGCTGGCTGGTCGTTTCTTCTGGCACGATAAAACCCTCTAATACGGTTTTGCCATGGCCAGGCGTTATAGCGCTCCTTTACGACTCCGCACGATGCATGCGCGTGCAGCATCCACCCTTCCGCGCAGACCACGCCAATATGCCACGGCGTGTCGTCGGACTCTAGCAGGATGCCGTCGCCGGGTGCCGGATCGTCTACCGGCTCCCAGTAGGCCAGCGCGGCCGCTAGATTGCGGCCATGGCTGCCCCACGGCGGCAAGGTGCGACCAAGCCGCCGCTCAAGCTCCAGCATGAGCCCGACGCAGTCGTAGGCGTCAGGCCCGCGCCCACCGGCACGATATGGCTTGCCGAGCAGATCCAGCCAAAGCGAGCATGGAAGGGTTTTGGTCATCACTACGGCACTATTGATCTTCGAGATACTCGACTCCCGTCGATCTATCATTTAGCGCGGCCACGTTCATTTTGTCGAGGAAGCGAGACAGATGAGAGCTGCCATCCTCACCTTCAGCCAGCATCGCTCGCTTAATGTCTTTGGAAAACTCCAGCGCATCTTTCACTTTGAACTTCTGCACCCAATCCTCGGCGTCGGGGTTGTATGGTTTGAAATCATCGCTCTCGTTGGCTGCAAATGCGACAACGTCGATTCCGATGCGGATTACCAGCTCATCTTCCACAATAGAAACTTCCAGAGGTTGATCTTTCATTGCAAATCCTCCACTGCCTTCGTGCCAGCGCCGCCATTACAACTGCGACGCGATGGCGATGCCGTTGGTCCCGATGCCGGGGAAAGCGCCAAAACGCTGCGCATTGCTATGCACAACACAGCCGTTAGTTCCGTCATAGGTGCCGTCGCAGTTGGTGATGGTACCGGTATATCCGCACTGTTTGCCCTTGTAGTTGCTCACATACATGCAGAAATTGGCACGGTACAGGTACTTGGGAAACAGCGTGCGCATCGGCGACGGGGCCGAGCACGACAGCGATACGATGGTCGCCGTGCAGTCCGTCTTCATCACCGTGCAGGAGTAGGCCAGATCGGGCTCGCCAGCCGGGTGCGCCGTGTTGTAGACGTATAGGTTGGCCGTTGCGCCTGCCAGGCCTCCGTATTGTTCGATGTAGCCCTGTAGGATGCGCATCACGTTCGACGCACGGATGATGACCGTGGGCAACTGCGCCGAAGAACTCTCTTCAATGGTGAGCTCGAAATTGAACGGCTGATAGGTCTGCACGCCGTTGCCATCGCCTGAGTCGAATTGGATCGCATCCACGTTGCGCGCCAGACGCACATGCGTGCCGTCGTAGACCAGATCGAGCAGCAGAAGCCACGCATCGCCCGAGGCCAGCTTCGACTTGTCCTGGTTGGCCGCAATCGAGAGCACGGCCATGGGACTGTATCCGGTGCTCATCTACACCTCCGTGAGTTCAATGCTGGCGCCGTAGCGCTTTACGCCGCCGCCGAAGCCAATATCAGAGATCTCCGGCAACTTCGAGAAGCGCACAAAGCAGCCGAGCGGCTGGCTGCCCACCATGCGGCCATAGCCCGTGAGCGGCGTCAGCAGCGCACACCCTACGGCATCCCAGGTGATTGAGGCCGAACTGTCCAGCGTGATAGCTGCCGAGGTTGCGTTGGTCAGCGTGGTTGTGAGCCTGATCGACAGGGATACCGCGCCGGATGGCACTGTGAACTGGCACCCAAATTGCTGCCAGCCACTGGCCAGCGCCACGGAAGAGCTTTGCGTGGTAACCGTGCCCCCCTCGGAGCTATAGAAGGTGGCAACTACCGCAGTGCCAAGCACGCCGCTCGACAGATTCCCCTGTACCGCTTTGACCGATCCAGCAAAGGCGTACACCTCGCCCGGCTTGCACGCGATTGCAGGCGAACACACCACCGAGGCAGTAGCTGTTGCCGAGGCTGCAAGGGTGCTTGCCGTCGTCGTAAACGCCAGCGCGAGCGATCCATCCTCCACAGATGCAGATGAGGCGGAAATGGCCGCCTGCGCCGCCGTCGCGGCGATGCTCCAACCCGAGACCAGTTCGGTGGATAGCGTAGCCGGAAGCTCAAAGCTCCCGTTTGACAGCAGATTCGGAAACAGAAACTTGTTGCCTCCGCGCGCCGCAGCGCCCATGGCAAAAGCGTCGATGGCGCGCACATCTTCGGCCAGCAGGTTGCGGACGTTCAACTTCCACGTGCGCCGCGCGCGCGTAAAGCGCGGCCGCGTGGCCACGTAGCCGCTCTCCATCTCGTCGCGGATCGTGTCATCTTCGATGGTCTTTGAGGAGTCCATCGACGGCGCGCGCGACAACGACGGAAAAATGAGGACGTAGCTCATGCCTTCAGCGTGCCGCGAGCGCGGGAATCTGCGCTACTATGGCACGCTGTAGGCATGGACATTAAAGTGAGTGTGGATGTTTCCGAGGCGATGGCGGGCCTAGCCGATCTGCAAAAACGCCAGATTCCCTTTGCTATGGCCAAAACCTTAACCGGATGCGCCAAAGCAGGCCAAGCCAAAGTGCAAGAGAATCTTGGCGGAAAATTCACCCTGCGCAACAACTTCACGCGCCAGGGCATCCGCATCAAGCCTGCCGAAAAGGACTCAGACCACATTGAGGCCGACGTGCATACCGATACGGCCAACCGCAGCACGGGCGCGCCGGACTATCTTATTGCGCAAGAAGAGGGCGGCGAAAAGGTTCCCCACGCTGGCCGGCAGTACCTGGCGATTCCCACCAAGTACCTGCGCCAACTGGCCCCCGGCATCATTCCGGCCGAGCTGCGGCCACGCAACCTGCTGGGCGCGGTCGGTGGCCGGTTTACGGACATCAAACGCAAGACTGGGCAGATCGCCCTACGCAACCAGAAAGTCGTGCAGGGGTTCGTCTTCTTTCTTCAGGAAATGCCCGACGGCCGCAAGGCGATCATGGGCCGCTACTGGACAGATCGCGACGCATACCCGTTTTATCTGTTGGTCCCCGAGGGACACATCAAGCCCCGGCTGGACATGCAGAAAGACGTGGAAGAGGCTGTGCGCGCGGCATTCCCGGAACTTTGGGATGAAACGTGGAAGCAAATCATGCTACGCGGACTGAAGATAAAGGCATAGAATGTGAGCACTATACCAAATACAAGGCGGAATCAATGGTCTACTACGTCATCCTTATTGCGATTGCCGTTTGGCTAGTTTATAAGGGGTACAGATCCACTCAAGAAGTCCCCTCAAAGCGCAACGGTGTGAAGGTTGTACTGGTTCGCGATGGGAAATCTGTCACGTATAACAACGTTGATGATGACACGCTGCAAAAGGTGATTCGTGAAGCATCGAAAACAGGTTCAGGCCAGGCTTTAGAATCCCCGTCGGAAAACAAGGGATTTTCGCATGCGCAAATTGCATGGGAAGACACTCAAGACCCGCCGCTTTGGCACAATATCCAATATGCTGATAGATATGGGGAATATAGCAAAAGACGTGTTGCGGTTAAACACTTCAAGGGAATTCATGCAAACGGAAATGAGTATCTCGGCGCTTTTGAAAACGGAAAATTCAAGAGCTTTCGACGAGACCGCATAATCAGTATTGAACAAAGCCATGGTGCGTTGCCTAAAGATTAAGGGATGATAGTATAATTAGCACAACTTTTGGAGATTAATATGCGTCGGTTTGTCGGAGCGGTAGTGGTTAGTCTTTCTCTGCTGAAAGGCATCAGCTATGGACAGAAAACCATTGATTGCACCACAACAGAAAAGAACGAAATACAGAATAACAATGCAATATGCTCTATCATTGATTGCGCTTTGGTGGATAAAAATGCCGCGACGTGCTCAGAGGTTTGGCAACATGGAGAACGTTTCACGATCATAAAAAATAATGGCGTCTCCATAGTCGCATCGGCAGTACATGACCTTAGCAAAAATCTATTTTTCCAATGGGTTGGCGTTATCAATCACACAAGCCAGAATGTCGATGTGGCTCCGGAATTCTTTACGGCGTACTTGACCGATGGAATCGTCGTCCCAGTGGCAAATCCCGATCAAGCTTTAGCCAACAAACTGCGCCATGATACTCTGATGAACTCTCTGTTCTCGTTCGCAGATCGAGCCATCAATGGAGATCAAAAGGCCTTTGTCACAGATGCCAATGGAAGTCAGGCCATCACTTATTCCACGAGCCTGCAAGATGCTGAGCAAAACGCTCGGCAAGATGCATTGAACAAAACATATCAAGCGGGAACAGGATCGGCCCTCCGGCACACTACTCTGATGCAAGAAGGCCGACTCGTCGGAGTCGTCTATTTTGAACGTCCGAAAAATGCATACAAACACGCATATCCCGCAAAGACCATACTGCACCTTGGCGATTGTACGTATGTTTTTTAAAGTCCTCCCATCATCCCTTGAATGCCTTGGGCTATTGGCCCATTGTTTTCGAGCTGTTTGAGCACGATCTGCACTACATGCTGCTCTCCGCCGTCACTGGATTGAGAAGTTTGTGATACCTGCATTGGCTGGCCCTGGTTGATCAGCGTGACCTGTACACCACCGCCATCACTCCCAGATTTGCCCATCTGCATCAAGCTCGCCGCGTCTGTGGCCACGGTACCTGCACCCGCTCCCAGCCCTCCATTCGAGGTGGTGGCGTTACCTCTTTTCTTGCCGAACAGACCAAGAATAGAACCAACAACTTTCTCCGCACCGGACGATATTCCGTTGTGCCCGCTACCAGTCGGCATTGCAGTAATCAGCGACCCCGGGTTGCCGCCTGCCGTCCCCATGCGAGGATCGATCGGGCCGAACATCGTTTTGAACATCTGCTTTTCAAGCATGCTGCCAGTGTCACGCATCATATTTTGCGACATGGCTTGCCAGGTGCGCTTCCAGTCTCCCGACATCTGAAAGAGCGGATCAAAAATTCCGTGGGCAAACTTCTCGGCTGTGTCCTGCACGGCGTAGTTGGCCTCGCTCTGGATGCTCCGCATCGTGGTGGTCATTTCCTGCTGTACGTCAGCTGCGGCTTTTTTACCTGCCTCACCGTACTGCGCGTAGGCATTGGATAATTCGCGCAGCTTTGAGAGTTCCTGTTCCTGCGCTTGTGCACGACGCTTCTGGGCCTCTTCCTTCGATATGGAACGAGACAGCTCGTCCTGATCAATGCGATTCTGTTGGATACCAGCTTCGAGCGCAATCGCTTCGCGCTGCCGATCAAGCGCGGTCACCTGAATCTGCTGTTCCTTGATCTTCTGCAGCGCATCGAACTCAACCAACTGCTGCGGTGTAGCGCCGCCGTTTTGCAGATCCTGCCGCTGCTGCCCTGCATTGTTGCGTTGGAGCGCCAGCGCGCTGCCCGCGCCTGAACTTTTACTTGCCTCTTCAAGTTCGGACTCCATTTGCAGGATACTCTTGGCGCGCGCCTTGATTGACTCATCAATGGCAGTCTGAATGTCTATCTCACTGGCCTTTTGCTTGCCCTGCAGATCAAGAATCTTTTCTTCGAGTTGCAATTCGGAAGCGCGTAATGTCGTGAGCCTTGCCTGTTTTTCGATTTGGTCAGCAGTCGTCGCAGCCGGTTGGTGCTCTAACGTCGCATATTGCCGCTTGGCATCTGCCACCTGCTTTTCAATGGCTGTTCGCTCCGCAGCAAAACTGCTTTCAGTGAGGACTTTTTTCTGCGCATAGTACTGAGCATCTGAAATCAGCATGAGTTTATGCGCGCCTTCCAGCACGGCCAATGCTCCTTCGTTGACCTGTTTCTGACGTGCTTCCTCCACTTTCGCGGCTTCGTCTGCTAATTTGCGATTTGCTTCTGCAAGTTGATGACGCGCCTCTTCAATTTTGTTCTTTTCCTCGTCGCTTAGGTGGAAGTCTAATCCGCTTTTGGGAGGATTGGCCGCAGCGACTTTACCTTTCGCAGTATCAATGCGGTCCATCGTGGTGCGCTCTTGCTCCATCAACGCTGCAAGCTGGTCTTTGTGCTTTTTCTGTATATCGAAGGTGTCCATCGACGCTTCCAGATGCGACGCCTGGTCTTTCTCGACCTGCTGCTGTGCCCGCGCCACTTGGTCTTCTAACGCAGAAAAATAAGATTGATTTTGCCGTAGGTCCATGTGATTCCACTGGTTTTGTATCTGCGTTTTTTGCTTCAGATAGGCACTATCCGAAATTTGCTTCTTTTTGTAATGCTCTTCGAGTTGCGATAAATCGTCTTCAAGTTTCTTTTTTTTGCTTGCGGCGTCGCCCGCAAGAGCACTTGGATTGCTCGCGCCGGCAAGTTCGTCGGGGATCGACTTCATCATCTCAGCCGCACGATGTACTTGGTCTGCACGCGTCATCCATGCGAACGCAGGTACGTCCTGTCCTGCTGCGCCCAATGTGAGTTGATGTAATTTTTCAAGCAGCGTAGACGCACCAAGTGCTGCAGTTTGGAAGGCTGGTGCTAGTGTTCCGGCCAAGCTGAGCGCAAGTCCTTCCATCGCGCCTTTCGCCTCTACTGACGCCTTATGCAGATCCTCCATTTTCTTGACGCCCTTTGCGTCAAGAATAAGACCAAGACTCTGCGCCTCCGCTTTGTACTTCTCGATTCCCTCTGCGCCCTCATTCAGCACTGGAATCAGTTGCTGGCCAGCACGGCCAAAAAGCTGCGTCGCTGCGGCGTTTTTATTGATTCCATCCGGCATATTCTTAAACCGATCTGCAACCAAGCCGAGAATTTTATACATATCTCCGCCAGTATCTTTCAGATCGCTTTGAGAAATCTTCAAAGCCGTGAAGGTTTTCCCGGCTTCCTTTGATCCGTTCTCCCACTTATTGATCCCGGTAGATAGTTTTTTAAAACCTTTCGTCAGGGTTTCAAATTCAATGCCAGTTTGCTGCGAGGCATAGCGTAAGACTGATAAATTTTGGACCGAGACGCCTGTCTGCTGTGAGAGGTGGCCAAGGCTTACACCTGTTTCCACGGCTGATTCCGCAAGGTGTTTAAAATCTTCAGCAGTCTTATAGATTCCCGCAATGGCAATTCCATGCAAAAGGAAATTTCCCATTTTTCCGAGCGAACTGGACGTTTCCTCTGCTTTAGTGCGCATCTCGCTCATATGCTGGTCAATTGCAGCAAAAAGCTTGCCGGTATCATCCTGGCCGGAAACGACAACGATCACGCCTTTACTTGCCATTGTTGGACTCCTTTGCTTTGTTGTAGGCCTCGAACCATGCTTGGGCAGACTCTTCCATGGTCGCGAACCGGCGCACCTTTCGCCGCGGCTTACGCCCTAAAATCTGGTCCATGCTGATCGGCTCCGTGCCCTCTTTGTGATACGGTGCCAGCAACCAGCTCAGCGCCCAAGCGGTATTCTCTTGGCGTTGGCGCAGCTCGCGCCTGGCGCGGTCGCGGTGGCCTTCCAGCAGCAGCAGCAGTTCACTGTAGAGCAGGCTGTAGAACTCCGAGGGCGCAAGGCCGATTTCGCCGCAGACCACGCGGAAGGCGTCTTCCCACGTCCAGAGTTTTTTGCGCGACGAGCGCCCCCGCGTTACGCGCTTACGGCTGGGGCGTTTGTTTCCCCCGCCGGGTCGTCTCCGTAGTACTGGCTGAGCGCCTCGGTAATGGCCAGCACGGCACGCGTAACCCACTTGCGGCGCGTGAGCAGCGCGCCTACGTCCTCAAGCGTGAGCTGTTCGTCATGGCTGGCCGCATCCGGTTGCAGCGTGGCCCACAGGTACAGGCGCAGGTTTTCCAGGTTCACATCGAGCATGCGTTCCACCGCGCCCGTCTTCGGGTTCTCGCGCTCGCCGATGGTGCTCCAAAGCGAGCTTTCGCCCGCGCCCTGTTGTCGGATCAGGATTTCCGTGTTGAGGTTGAAAACGATCTGCCGACGCCGGTCAAAGTCCACGTAGATCGGCTTTTTGAGAATGCTTACTGAGGCCATGCGGTCCACTCCTTGTTTGCTGATAAAAAGAGGGCCAGCCCCTCTCCAAAGGCTGGCCCTGCCTCGCAACGCACAAAACGCGCACGTCGTGAAAACTTATTGTGCGACCACCGAGAACGGGCCGTTGCCCTTCAGCGTGATCTGCACGCCCTGAAGGTCGGTCGTTTTCCCGTTCCACTTCCAGTCGGTGATGATGGCCGAGCCGACAAAGCTTTGCACCGTCGAACCGGCTGACACCACAGGATATAGCGTCAACGTCAGCGCGGTATGGTTGAGCACCGCATTGAGCAGATACTGCTGCGAGGTGTCGCCCGCGATAAAGTCTAGCGTGGCCGATCCCGAAAAATCGTTCAGGCCAGCCAAGCGCGACTTCCATCCGTTGTTCGAGTGGTCAGTGGCGTCGAGCTCCTCGACGGTAAAACCGCCATCCACATCTTTGAGGCCCGCGATCAGCACGTTGCCTGAGCCGGGGTTGTAGGCGAGCTGCGCCTTGTAGCCCTGCAGCTTCTGCGGAAGCGAAACGCTCACCACTGAGACCGTAACGGTAGCCGTTCCGGTGGCCGTGGTGTAAGCGGCCGTGCTGGCCGTATCCGGTGTGTAGGTGGCCGTGAGCGTGGCCGAGCCCGTTGCCAGAACGCCCGCAGGCAGCGTGACGGTAGCGACGCCACTGGCCAGCGTCACGGCGCTCGACGTGTAGCTGCTGGACGCAAGCTGCACCGTGCCGGCGGGGGTTGCCCCAGAGCCCGCGACGGCGATGGTGACCTGCAGCGTTTGCGTGTTGACAATGCTGGACTGTGCCGGCGTTACGGTAACAGTGGGTGCGATGGCTGCCATGATGCTCCTTTACAAATACGTCTTGTTGACGGTTGGATCGTTCCTGTCTACGTCCACTTCAACACGGACTGAAATATCCGCGCAAACCTGATCGGATGAGGACTTATCGACGTAGCCAATCTCGATGTTGTCGATGTACGCGTCGCTGACCAACTGGCCAAGAGTGGGGTCTACTTTGATCTGCTGCCAGGCCCACACCGTGAGCGGATCGAGCGCAACATCGACCTGGTTGGTGGCCGCGACATACGCACGCACAACGAACGTAGCCTCGACCTTGACCGAGTCATGTGCGGCGTCTCCCTGCTGCACATCAATCTTGGTCGGGAACAGATTGAGGGCGGTTTCATCTTGGCCGACCTGCTCATACCGTGCGCGGAAGGCCTGTGCCGGTGCGCCATCGGCGTTGAGCGCGGCCATGATGGCCGTTCCGGCTTGCATCCAGATCGAGGGCATCAGAACGCTCCTTCGTAGGATTCAGCGGGCGGTTGGTCGGCGCCCTTGTCGCGGTGGTCGAGCAAAACAATGTCCTGCGCCACGATGCTTG